ATAATCTACATCAGAAGTAAATGTTATATCTCCAGAAGTAGCAGTAACTGAGGATGTACCCCCTGTCAGTGTTTCTGAAGATTGAAAATCTCCTTCGATTGGTTCTACAAGAAGGTACTGCTCATTAGAATGTCCACCATGAGGGGGTACTCTACGAATTATACCTTTAGCTGCAGAAGTGCCGCCGCTTACATATTCATTATTTGTAAATGCACCGCTTACACTTGAAACTACTATTTTTACAGGGTATCCATATTCTCCTTTACCTCCAAATAGAGTGTAATTAGCAGTATAGAAGTTCCAAGGCCATTGCATGTATTCACCTTCTATATCTCGTATAGCTCTATTAACATCCTTTTTAGTAGTTGATTGTACTCCCCTTGTAAGAGACAGCCCCGCTGCTGATTCTGGTATAGTAGCCTCATTTAAATCATATAAAACAGCGTTTATTAATTCTGAATAGTTCATAGCTTGCCTAACTGTTATTTGCCAAGAAAATCTCGTCAATCGACAGGACCGCCTGTAATCTGTTAGCAGTTGCTGCAGTCAATTTAATAACGTCTGACTCATTTAGATTGAGTTCTAAATCTAATAGTAGATAGTCGTTTGCTCCTACACTTTTAGCACTAAGCATTTTATACGTAGCACTAGCACTTGCATCTGTAAGTTCCAGAGTTATTCCTGTAGCATTTCCTGAAGTCTCTGCTATTATAATTCTTTTAAAAACTGCTCCATGATTTGCAGGAACAGTGTAAACCGTTGTTTGATTAGTGCTAGTAAGACTAACACCAGCATTTATAAGCCTAGCAGGTCTAGATACTGCAAGAGTCAAGATTCACTCCCCTTCTTTTTTTTCTTTGGTATCTCTTTTAGCTCTCTTGGAGGACCAAAATCTTTTCCTGCTAATACCATACACTCAATATTAGGATTTTGTAAGGAAATAAGGGTTATAGTAAAACTTTTTTTATCAGGGTTTAAGTACATTCTAACTTCTGATTTTGAAACTGCCTCACGACCTGTCCAAAATGGAACTTCATTAAAATCTTTTTTTAATTGTGATTCTACTGTTCCTTTATTAAAACATGCAAATTGTGAATAGGATATAGTAGGGTAGATTAGTATAGTACTTATAATAAAAAGTAAAGATATAAATTTCATCTACTTGTCCTTGATTAAGAGGAGAGGAGCGGTTAAGCCCCCCTCCAAACTTAATATTATGATGCAGATCCTGTATGAACCTGAGCTTCCGTTTTACCGGAAATATCAGCAAGAATTGCATACACACGAAGTACACCAACCGAAGGAGTACCGATGATTTTTACATCAACAGTATCCGTAGCGGTGTAACGGTTACTAAACGTAGCAACCGCCGTGTAGTCGGTATGACCGTTAGAACCAGCAGCACAATAACCCGTTGAGGTTACGTCTGCGCCGTCTACAAAGTCATCGCCTTCACCAAAGTCAATATCGACAGTAGTACTAGAACTAAATGCCGTAATAACTTCTGCACCAGCGTGTAGCACCCAGCTTTCAGCCGGAATATCTAACACCTGAAAGATATCTCCACTTGAAACAGAGGAGATAGTTCCATCAGAAATTAACTTTGCAACATTAAAGGTTTTTTCAATAACGTGCATACCGCGTAGGCGAGAGGGCATGTGTGTACCAGTACCCTGTCCACCTGTAAGATCAACAGTAGCCATGATTCAAACCCTCCTATGCGTAATCTACGATGCCAAGGCAGAGTGATTCTGGACGAATAACTTTACGACCATACACATGCAACCCACGAACCACATCCGCAAAGGAATCTGGATCACGAATTACTTCTGTCTTAGCAATCGAGTTAGCTGTAGCAGTAGAAGACATATGCCCGCCAAGAACAATGTTCTCACCAGTGCCTACACCACTAAGCGTTACCATGTCTGTCGTAGTCGTAGCATCTGCTGACTGACGAAGAGCATTGGATTTGTAGAGAGTGAAGCCCATAATTTTCTGGTTTGTTACCAGACCATTACGGAGAGGCGAAACGGAGTCGCCCGTTACTTGAACTTCTACAATTTTTGAACCCGCTTTATAAAGTTGCTCATAGAAGCGGGGTGGCGCAACAAACCAGCGACTTTCTTCAGGAACATCCTGTTCGTCTAGTTTACGAGCCATAAGAGCCATAATCTGTACAGCCTCATCACCGGAATCACTTCCAGCCATCGTATGAGGAGTACCCGTAGTACCAAGATTACTATCTGTTTCTACAGAACCAGAAGCTCCCTTAATACCAGCATTGTCGATCATAAGCTGTAGTACGTTTTTGTCGTAGTTACGTTTCAAGGAATATGCACCAGACGAGGTAGCAAGAGCCTCAAAATTAACATGTGACTGCCTCTCTTCAATGTCATCGACTTTGAAGGCGAAGGCTTGAGCCTGATCTACGGTCAACTGAACTTCATCATCCGTAAGGTCTTGTGGTGTGACCACAGCACCCCTAGCGTATGAGGAAATGGTAACGGTAGGTTCTTTAATAATACGAACCGTGTCACCATAATTCTCAATCTCCCCTGCATAGTCAGTATTAGTAATATCTTCTACAACTGACGCGCGACGGAAAAATTTAAGAACCTTTTGACTATAGATTTCAGCTTGAAAATTGCCATTAGGCAGGTTGCTATAACCAGCAGCGGTTGAAACTGCAGCCATTTTCAATCCTTTCTCTATTTTATTGGTTTAGGATACGACCCTCCACACGCGCCTGATCTATTTCTTTTTCAAACTTATCAAACTCATGTGGTTTAAGTTTACGTATCTCTGAAGTAGTCCACATTTTTTTATTAGCGTTATTACTTGTAGCAACATTTACAGTATTAGTTTTTGTAACTGCTTGTGCTGCTGCAATGCTATCTTGTTTTTTTGAACGACTTCTTTTTTTAGTAAGACCTATATCGGCCTTATACAAGTCAAGTACACGAGATGCCCACCTAACATCTGAACTATTATCTATAATTCCATTTGAAATACTTGGTGGCTGCTCGTTTAACCAGTTTATAAATTCTTCTGACTTTTTAATGTCAGCAAAATCTGGATGCAGGGCAAGTAGTTCTTGGTACGCTGATTTTACCACTAGCTGTTCTTCTCGTTCATTAAGTCTTTTAATCTCGTCACGAAGCTTTTCAACTTCTTCTGAGGTTTTTTGACTGCTAATAGTTTCAACTACACCATAAACATCAGGATAATTATTTTTAAATTCTTCTAGATCTTCTACTGTTTTATGAGTAACAGGTTGAGATTGTTCAACTTGATAAAGTAAGTCTTCCTTTTCTTGTTTCCAATCTTCTAATCTAGAATCATAATGTTTTTTTAAATCATCATAACGCTTTTTAAAATCATGTTCAGTTTGTTCGGTTTTATCTTCCTCCTTAATATTTGAAAGAGAAATAGTTTCCTCATTATAAGGAGAAGACTCATTAGACTGTTCATCTAGGGTAGCCTCATTTTTAGACTCTTCCACATATACGTCTGAGCGGTAGCTTCCATTATAGGGGCCTAGATTTTCTTGTTTACTTTCTTGTACTTCTGTATCGGTAGACATTTTTCCTCCTCGCGGGGCCTTTTAGAGGGTAGCCGCATCGGTTGATTGTGGTTAGCAGGGCCGTCAAGTACGGGTAGCTGCTTTACTTGTGGCTTTTTTTGCTAACAGTTTTTCAGTATCAGCTTTACCACTATCATTAATCGTCTTTAAACGATCAAATCCTATTTCTTTAGCTAATTTAGGTGGAATATACATCTCACCTCTAGAAGCTAAAATCTCTACTTCATCCTTTTTATTTTTTGGTTTTGCTTGTTTACTAGGACGAGTTAAATCTTTTAGTACAACTTTAATTCCTTTTTTTGTAAGGGAGCTAATAGCTGGCTTAATAATATCATTTTCAAGTTTAGCTTTTCCAAATTTATCTACGGCTTTAGCATTAATTACAAAAGCTTTATCTTCTACTGTCATTTTTGTTTCATCAGCTACGGGGCTTTTAGGAGATTTAGGGTCATTAATCTGCCCTGTTACCTCTACTTTATTCCCAAGAGCTAATTCTTGCATCTCATTATCTAGAGAGGAGGGGATACTAGGCTCTTCTGTAATACCCTCTTCTACTACTTCTGTAGGTTCTTCTGTAATACCTTCTTCTACTACTTCTGTAGGTTCTTCTGTAATACCTTCTTCTACTACTTCTGTAGGTTCTCCCTCATCAGAAAAAATAAGTGTTACACCTAGAGCCTTTGAAAAGTTTTGTAGAGCTTCTATATCTGTCTGATCTAATAGGGTATTAACAGATTCTTGTTCTGCTTCTGGCATAGAATTTAAATTATCAGTAAACTGTTGCTCTGTAACTTCCATTAATTTATCCTTGACGCATTATATCTGCTAATTCTTTACTTCTATTACCAACTTGCTTACTCCAACGAGAGTCTAGCATTTGGTTTGCTGCTTCATCCCAATCTTGTTTTTCTACTGCTAATAACATTTTTTTAAACCTTAATAGACCGTATATACCTAAATTAAAGGCCATATTAACTAATACATTTTGTCTATTTGTAGATAAAGTATCAAAAAGGGGTATTCTATTTTTTACTTCTTCTACATATTCTTTAATGTCATTATCTAAAAGATACATAGCTTCTTCAAAACTAATACCTTTTGCCTCTAAATTTCGTCCTACACCTATGGACGTAAAGCCCCCAGTACATTCATATAATTCGTGGCGTATTCCTTCATGCCTTATTAGTTGTTCTTTTAGAGTTTCTTGTTCCATTAAAAATCTCCCCATCCACCTTCATCTCCACCACCTGCATCTCCACCACCTTCATCTCCACCACTCCAGCCGTATCCTAGACCTTCACTAGACAAATCATAACCCTTGCCATATCCAAGACTAGCACCCAAGGCATCAGTTTTTGCTTGCTCCTGAAGTTGATTTGCCGTTGTTTGTACGTCGGGAAGACCCGGACCTCTACTCATAGCACTATGCCATGCTGAAAAACTTTCATATCCTGCAACACTAGCCTTCCCATCAGCACCCATCACTCCAATAACACCCTCTGGAGTTGTAAATTCCCAATCCGGTCTATCTTCTCTACCAGTAAGTTGCTCATTTAAAATAGAACGTACCTCTGCTTGTCTAGAGAAAAAATCTACAAGACCAGACTCTTTAAATGCGTCAAACATAAATTCATTATGTGTCCGATTAATAGCAGTACCAAGCGCGTCAGAAAAACCTAAAACAGCCTTACCGCCACCAAATCCTTGTACATAATCTCCACCAAGACCCCCAAAAGACATTCCATAAGCTGTTGCTGCTGGCGTACTCCCATACCCCTCTATTCCAAATAATTCATCAAATGCAGGATCAAGAGCACTTAGCGTTTGATAGTTTGCATCCCTAGCTATGCCTAGTGTCTCGTCTACCATAGGTTTGGTTAGAGTATCTATAAGCTGACTTACTATAGCAGTATTTCTATCCCGTCCTTCCTCACTGAAGTAATACTCAAGGCTTAAATTTGGATCTAGTGATGCTTTAGTTGCGGCAAATTCCCAGTCAGGTCTAGATAGGTCTTGCCAGCTTTTAACTCCTCTAGCCGCTACTGCCTTATCCATTTCATTTGAAAATACACTCAAATTCATTTGCATACTAATCATATCATGTAGACCTAAATCTTCAAGATCCATACTTATAAAAGACTTTGCATTATTAGGATCTTCTGAACTTAAATAGGCAGTACTGTATATAGTAGATTTACCCCTATTAACAGAAGGCATTTGAGCAGCATTAGCAAAGTCTACATACTCCTGTCCCAATCTTGAAAAATGTCCTGATTGACCTAGTACTTGTTGAGCTATACTGAATACAGTACCTACATACGGAGCTATACCTCCTATTATTCCAACTACACCCGGAGTAACTATTTCATTTTTAGCATTTACTACAAAATTAAAAACATCTTTACCATCATGTAAATCTATACTGTAGGCTTTATCTGCACCTCGTCCCCACTGTACATGATGTCCAAAAGCATCTACAGCAGAAGAAACCATACTTACTGTATTTTCTACAGGGCTATTTAAAAATTCTCCCGTAGCCCTAAAACTATCTACTACACTATTTATACTACTATTAATAAAAGAACTAAAATTATCATATTTTGATACCTGATCGGCAATAGATTTTCCCATTGATAAGGCATTAGCTGCTATTCCTGCGGCACCAATCGCACCCGGAATGTTTCCTCTAGCGATATTACCCGGAATACTAGCTGTCGAAGACAGTAT